TCAGGATCATCAAAGTCTGGATCTCCTACTTGATCAGGTGGATGGGGGAATCTAATTAGGTGATTAGGAACTATTGCATAGTTTACCGGAATGTCACGTAATTTTTGTCTGTAATCAAGCCACTTCTGTTTCAGTTCAGCTGGCATATCTTCTGAAATTTTTCCGTCACTTTCTGCTAATAGCTCGTTTCTTCTCTCTCTTATAAAATCGTCTGATTGTTCCTTAACATACTCTAAAAATTTAAGTGGTGCAGTATAATCCTCTACAATTGATATTTCGTCAAACACCATTATAATGTCAGTTGGATCACTAACAATAGTGTTTGGATCTTCTTCAGGGCCAATTGCTACTTCGTATTCTTTTGGAACCCAATGAGAATGAAGAATCATAATTTTAATATAGTCTTCGTCTGTTTCAGGAATAAATTCTACTCTTTCAATGTTAACAGCAAGTGCTTCAATTGGTGGTTCATCTTCTGGAGCCCATGTCTCCATAATCCTTCCTGTTTCGTCATCAAGATATAAAATTAACTTTTCGGGTCCAATATATTCTTGGGTACTAGTTTTATTTAATTCTGATGACGTACCATATAATGTATCAGGAATGGGATATGTTAATATTTTTGGCATAATAATTTACTCCTTAACTATATGATACCTTGACTAAGCCGCCAGCGCCCCAGCTACCCCAACAAGCATTTCTTGATGCAGTAACATGTCCTGGGCCACCGCCTCCTGGAAATACCGAGTGTGCTGAACAGCAAGCTAAGTTGCCTGTACATGCATCTTTACCGCTTACACCGTGTACTGACGAAAATGGTCCAGTTGGCGTACCAGCAACACTAAACATGTGTGAACAGCAACTAACACCTTTATACATTGACCCAGAAGTTCCTCTAAATTCAATGTCGCCGCCAAATGTTGCACTGTTACAATAACAGTTAATCCAGCCTGCGTTGTATTGACCTTTGTTACATTGTGTATTACCTAAATAACAGTTATAACAACCACTCACTGTGTCAAAGTTTGTTGAACCTCCCATGCCGCCTTGAGCACAGAAGTTAGATAACCCTGAACCCTGAACAAAGGACTTACAGCCATGTCTACAGTTAACACCGCAACGGCAACAACAACTACAACTTGACGTTCCGCCTGCACACATTCTGTAACCGCAGCCAGCAGCAAAGTTTCCTGCTGCTTTTCTTAAATGTTTTGAAGTATAGTTTCCGCCGTTTCCGCCGACTCCAAAATCGTAGTCGCCTCCTGACGCTCCGCCTGGGCCACCGCCTGACAAAATTTCAAATTTAATTGAAGTTACCCCTGCTGGCACCGTCCAATAACAACAGCGTCCGCCGTTTGTAACATTCCAATGACTTCCGTTATATACGTAAAATTCATGGTAATCAGTTAATGTTTCTTGTACAGTATTGTCAGGAAACTTAATGCCGACGTTATTAATTTCAGTTGCCATTTTTAATTATCTCCTTTAAGACTATTTATTTCTTGTTTTAACTCTTTAATTGCTTCAATTAGCAACGGTACAAGTCTTTCGTATTGTACTGTTTTATAATCTAAACCTTCTTCGTCTGACTTATTATTTATTGGAGCATCTTGTACTACTTCAGGCATAACAGCCATAACTTCTTGTGCGCTAACACCTACTTGTCTATGATCACCTTCAAATCCTAGCTCTTTAGCTCTATCATTACCTGTGTAATAGTAACCATTTAGTGCTGTTACTTTATCTAATGCATTATCAATATTACCTTCAAAATTCTTTAAACGTTCATCTGAGTAATATGCAATAACTTGGTTAGTTGCTCTTAATTGTCCAGTTACTTCAGCACCACTAGAAAATGTATTAAATTTCTCAGCGCCGTTATAATATAGTCTACATTCACTGTTAAAGATGTATTGTAACGCCCATTCGTTGTTTGCATCATCATACAAGCCCATTGAGTTTGCATTATCATGCATAAACACAGCACGGCCGCCAATGTTATAACCTTCCCAACCACCGTGTGCGCCACCGTCAATTTGAATTGAACCGTAGTTACCAC